CCAACGAATACAGCGAGTCCAACTCCTACAAGAACAGGAACTCCAACTCCTACTCCGACAACTCCACCATTTGTTCCTACTGACTTAACGGATTTATTCCAATGGTTTGATGCATCAAGTGGAACAACTTATTCAACAAGAGTTAGTGGTCCAACAACATTTGTTACTACTTGGAGTGGTATTACAGGAGCAGTTGTAACTCAAGCCAATACCGCATTACAACCACAATTAGTTCAATTCGCAAATGGATTACCATATTCAGGTATTACATTTAGTGGAACAGGAATTAATTTGAGTGGTGCAACATCGGGTTCAGTACCATCAGGAAATACTTTATTCATTGTATCTTATCAACCAAATGAGAATAACTCATTACAATTCTCAATTGATACAGACAATGGTGAGGGTATTTCTTCTCAGTATACAAACAACAACATCATTGAAGCAAGAACACCAGGTAGAAAGGTTCAATTTGGTAACTGGATTACAAGACCTAAGTATCCTTACGCTTTATTGAATGTATCAGGTAATTCGTCATTTTCTAGTGGTATACTAAATGACACAGTTCCATCAAGCACAGGTTCTACATTTACAGCTGGTACAACAATGACAGCTGTGAGAATGTCAGATGTTTCTGCTGATTCAATCGGAACACTATATGAAATAATTCTTTATAACAGAGTCCTTGATTCAACAGAACAGAATAGAGTATTAACCTATTTGAAAAATAAATGGAATTATAACAATTGGACCATTACTCCAACACCTACTGCGACTGTTACATCAACTCCAACAGGAACACCTGCAACAACTTCTACACCTACGCCAAGTGTCACAACCACTTCGACATCAACTCCGACTAATACACCAACCCCAAGTGTAACAAGAACTTCTACCCCAACTCCTACAAATACACCTACTGCTACATTAACACCAAGTCCTACTCAAGGCTTTAGTCCATCATCAATATCAAATTTACAAACATGGTATGATGCAGCAGATGCTTCTACAATTACATTGAGAAGTGGAACACAAAATGTTGTAAGATGGAATGATAAATCTGCGAATAATTTCTTCTTAACTCAAACAGGTACAACACTACAACCAACATGGTCAGCGTCTACTCCTGGTGCTGTGTGGTCAGGTAAAACACTTGTATACTTTGACGGAACAGATTATCTAGCAAGAACAACAGGAACATCATTCTCTGATACAGGATTCACATATTTCTTCGTAGCATTTAACAATAGTTCAAACACAGATGGTTTAATATTCAATATGACAGACCAAGCTCCACCAGTCAATAACGGAAAATATAGAGCATATATTGGAGCGGGTAGACCTGTACCATTATCGGATAGAAGTTTGACTATGGGTTCTGATGATTTTGGAATCAACTGGTTTTGGTTAACTCCAAGTACTTTGGGTGGTAAAAATGGTTATATACTTGCGGCAACAACCGGAACTACATCAGGTTCATTCTCAGGAAATGCAAACAATTTAATTTACGAAACATCAACTTCTGCGGGTTCAGTTCCTAATACAGTAACCGCAATTTCAGTCGGAGCAAACAATGATGGTGGTGCTAAGTTTATTGGATATGTTGCTGAAATTATTGTTTATGGAAAACAATTGAGTCAAACTGAATATAATAGTGTAATCAATTACTTACAATCGAAATGGAACTATAATTCGTGGTGATGATTAACAGCACAAAATAATATATTTATAGATATATGGAAGAAAAGAAATTAGATAATGATTTATTCAAAGTGTTTGACTTCGCTCAAGCAAGAGTACCAATCATTGAAGAACAGCCAGGATATAACACAAGAACGCCATGGGTTTTCTATGGTATTGCCAACCTTGCACCACAAGAATTAATTCGTCTATATAACAGTTCTCCGACCCATAGAGCGTCTATAATGTCAAAGTGGTATGGAGTTAGGGGAGAAGAAATATCGTTGAAGGACGGGGATAATTCTCGTCTTATGATGGTAAACTCATTGGGAGATTCCTTATATGATATTTGGAATAAATGTACCTTAGATTTTATTTTATATGGTGCATTCAGTTTGAATATCGTTTATAAGAGAGATAGAGATTTAGGATTTGAAATGTATTCAATGGATACTTCCAAACTTAGAGCGGGTAGAAGTGATATTAATGACCGAGTGAATGAATACTACTATTCATCTGATTGGTCAAATCCAAAGAAGTTCCCACCAAGAAAATTACCAGCGATGAATTTCAATGCTGATGAGCCTTCACAAGTATTCTATTATACAACACACTCACCAGGTAATGAGTATTATGCAACCCCAACATATTGGGGAGGTGCGACATCAATCTCAACAGAGGTTGAAATCTATAACTGGTTCCATTCAAATATTGTGAATGGTCTACAACCATCTTTATTTGTCGCTTTAAACTCAGGAATTCCTGCTCCTGAACAAAGACAAGAAATCTACGATACTTTAACTGCAAAGTATGGTGGAAGTAATAACCCTGGTAAGTTGATGTTGACCTTTGCCAATTCAAAAGAAGAAGCACCTGAGATTACATCAATTGGTACAAATGGAACAGATACAATGTTTATTGAATTATCTAAAAAAGTTCAAGAAGCAATCCTTACATCGCATCAGATTTCAAGTCCTGAATTATTGGGTATTCGTACTCCTGGTGCGTTAGGAACACCTGACCATTTAGCAGCCCAAAATCATTTTCAGCATTTGGTTATATATCCCTTACAGCAAGAGGTCCTTGGCATATTCAACAAACTTTTAAGATTAAGAGATAATAAACCAGCAGAGATTGAGGTTAAACAATTTCAAATGGTTACAGTTCCTGATGCAGCACCGATTGAAACGGTTGATGTAAATAAGGATGTTGCCGTTGATGAAAATAAAGACGAAACAATAGTATAATATGTCAGGACTAATTCCACAAAATGTCTTACTTGTTAGTGAGACCAAGATTAAAAACTTTACTGATATTGACCAAAACGTTACGAGTCAAGTGATTTTACCGTTCATAAGTTATGTACAACAGGCGAAACTCGAATATATTATAGGTGGAAAATATTATAAGGAATTATTAGAAGGTGTTATGAATTCAAACTTGAATGAAAATGATACAAATTTTTTAGAGTATTTTGCACAACCACTTATACTGTGGGCGTCCTACGCGGAATGTTTGAGTAGTATTTTTATGCGTATAAAAAATAATGGCGTGGTTACGGGTGCTGAGAATACTGTTACTATTAAAGAAATGCAGTACATGCAAGAAAGAGCGGACAGTAGGTCACAATTCTTCGAACAAAGAATGATTGAACAAATCATTTGGAACTCAAACTTATATCCGTCTGTATTCAACTATTCCACAAGAAATGGTATGCAACCTCACTTGGGTAAAAATTATTTCTCAGGTGTTGAAATGTCACTTGGTAGATATTCAGGATATGATATAGCAACAGGAATGCAAAGAGCAGGTATTGGATATTATTCTGACCCTGCTCTTGCCTGTCTTTGGGGATATTAATTAATTTATTATGAACGATACTATTATTTTACTTATATCTAATTCGTTGACTGCCGCAGCCGCATGGTTTGTTGGTAAACGCAGAGCAACAGCAGAGACAGATAATCAGGTCCTAAGAAATCTTGAATTATCTGTGAATCTTTATCGTGATATTATTGAGGATTTAAAGAAAGAAATCGAGTCCCTCAACATCAAGGTTCAACAATTGGAAGAAAAAATAGACGAATTACACAAAGAAAATAAAATCTTAAAATCAAAAGTTAAGTAATTTTTTTTTTATTATATTTTTCAAATGGAAAATCATAAAGAATATAAAGGTTATAAAGTTTACGAAGACGGAACTATAATTGGAAAATGGGGAAGACCATTAAAACCAAGAAAAAGAGGAGATTATTTATCTGTTAGAATCCACACAGGTGATATAACAAAAGGAAATGAGTTGTGGCATAGAATCGTTGCTCTTTGTTATATTCCAAAAATTGAAGGTAAGGATTTTGTAAATCATAAAAATGGTGATAAATACGATAATAGAGCCAGTAATTTAGAATGGTGTGACAGAAGTGAAAATCAATTACACGCTTATAAATTAGGACTACAAGTCCCTAAACGAAAAATTAAAATTTAAGACATTGCCAATACCCTCAAGAGAAAAAGGAGAAGACAAAGATAAATTTGTATCCCGTTGTATTAGTGAAATAATTGACGAATACGGACAAGAACAAGCCGCAGCGATATGTTATACCAAATCGGAGGAGAAGATGTCTGTATCGGTCTCTAATGAGACGGAGGAGGTATTCGTATTGAAGCCAAAGAAGACGGAGAACAGAGGAAGGTATCTTCAAAGATGTTCCGCTCATCCAAAGATGAAAGAACAGTTTAAAGACATGAAGGACAGGATGGGTCAATGTCTAAATGCGTTCAACTCATATTACAAATACTGGTCTCGTTTGGAATCATTTGGAGAAGAAGATACAAAGGGTACTGTATTAGGGGATTGTATCGCAAAAAAGAAAGCACAGGGATTGGATTATAAATCCGCTTATGCCAGATGTGCTTCAAAGGTGGTTGTTCCATCAGGTACAATTGTATTGTCAGAAGATGATAACTTATTGATTGAACCAGTTGAGTTTCAAGATTGTCCACCAGCAACATTAGATATTCCATTGAATATTGCTAATAGACAGAAATGTATTGACCAAGCCAATTATGGACCATTAGACCCCAATCTTCCAAACGAGGATTATTGGAAAGCAAA